CGTGTTTATGATGGTTGGATTATGGCGCAGTACACAACCAATCACTTCTCTAACATTTACATCTGAATCAAGCGGCACTTTTGCAGCAGGTTCTACGTTTACTCTTTATGGTATTGAAGCAGCCTTTATTCCAAAAGCAACTGGTGGAAATTTAATTGTTCAAGATGGAACTTACTGGTATCACGCATTTACTTCATCAGGAACATTTACGCCAAGTTCATCATTAACAAACGTTGATTATCTTGTCATTGCAGGCGGTGGTGGAGGTACTGGATACTACGTTCCAAATGGATATGCAGGACCTGGTGCTGGAGGCCTTCGTTCAACCGTTGGAACAACAGGTGGTGGAGGATCTTTAGAATCTCAGATTTCTTTGTCTTCTGGAACATCATACACAATATCAGTTGGTGCTGGTGGTACATCTGGTGGTTCAGGTGGATCAAGCGGAAGCAATTCATCTATATCTGGAACTGGCTTAACAACAATTACATCTCTTGGCGGTGGTGCTAGAAATACAACTGGCGGTTCAGGTGGTGGAGGAAGTTACGATCCAAATACTTATGGATTAGGAACAACTGGCCAAGGTTATCGTGGTGGAAATGGTTACATTGTTGGCGGTGGTGACACTATGGGCGGTGGCGGTGGCGGTGCAGGAGCAGTAGGTGCAAATGCAACAAGCACAGCAGGTGGTAATGGTGGAGCAGGAGTACAAATTTCTGCATTTTCAGTACCTACTTTAACTGGTGTATCAGGTTTTTATGCAGGTGGTGGCGGTGGAGCAGCAGAAGCATCAGGTCGAACTGCTGGTACAGGTGGCTCAGGTGGTGGTGGTAACGGAGCAGTTGCATATATAAATGCAACTAACGCTATACCAAATACTGGTTCTGGCGGAGGCGCTGCAGGAGCAGGTGCAATGGGTCGTGGCGGTTCAGGTCTAGTTATTGTGAGGTATCCAATCTAATGGCTCAAACATATTCTCTTATTCAAGCACAGACTTTAAGTAGTGCTACTGCAAGTGTTACTTTTTCTAATATTCCTCAAAATTTTACTGATTTGGTTGTAAAAATGTCTACTCGCTCTGCAGCAGCAGGTACTGGATCAGACTTTGCTATGGGTATGACAATTAATGGAGTAGGAACAAATAGAACTTTTCGCAGATTAGAAGCCTATAATGGGACAATTGTTGGTAGTGATAGTGGTTCAACTGATTTTTCGGCTGTAATACAAGGAAACTCAACAACTGCATCTACTTTTAATAATGTAGATATTTATTTTCCAAATTATACAAGTAGTAATAATAAAATATTTTCAGTAGATGGTGTAAATGAAAATAACAGCAGCACTGGAAACGATATATATCTCTTTGCTGGTCTTTGGTCACAAACTGCTGCTATCACTTCTTTAGGATTTTATGATAAAGGCACTTCAAGCAATTTTCTTGCTAATTCTACATTCTATCTATACGGTGTTGGTGGTACTCGTGCAACAGGCGGAACAATTACCTCTGATTTAAATTATACATATCATACTTTTACTTCTTCTAATACTTTTACTGCACTAGAAAAAATTAATAATGCTGAAGTATTATTAGTTGCTGGTGGCGGTGGCGGTGCATCTGGCGCTGCAGGACCTGGTGGTGGCGCAGGTGGAGTCATTGTTTATTCAGGACAAACACTTATAGCAGGAACCTCATACACATCACTAGTTGGTGCTGGAGGAACTGCTGGAACATCTGGCACAGGAAGAGTAGATGGTCTTAGTGGAAATAACTCTTCTTTTGCAAATAATTCTGCTATTGGCGGTGGCAAAGGTGGAGAAATGTCAGCAGCAGGCAATGGTGGTTCTGGCGGTGGCGGTGGCGTTGACTTTGCTGCTGGCACGGGTACATCTGGCCAAGGATTTAATGGTGCTAGATCTGACGTAGGAAAGTATGGCGGTGGCGGTGGCGGTGCTGGTGGATTAGGCCTTGTATCAGACGGTGGTGGAGCAGTAGGCGGTCCAGGAACCAATGCTTATAACTATTGGCACACTGCAACATCAACTGGAGTTCTTTCAGGTGGAACCTACTTTATTGGTGGTGGTGGAGGTGCTGGAGCAAATATTCAATTCCAAAGCGGTACACCAAGTATTGGAGGAATTGGCGGCGGAGGTAGTGCTAATTCAACAAGCACCGCTGGTTCAGGAACTGCCAATACTGGCGGTGGCGGTGGCGGTGGATCATATCAAAGCAGCACCTATGGAGCAGGCGGTGCTGGTGGATCTGGCTTAGTAATCGTACGTTATCCAAACATATAATTTTAAACAAAAAAATAACCCCCAAAGGATTTTACTCCAATGGGGGTATTTTTTTATCCCTTAAATCAAATGATTAGGAAATTTCTTTAACCATTTATTCGTGGCACCGTTTTTCATAGATGACCATGAACTCCAGTCCTTACCGCCTTTTGTCATGTGAAACACGATTTGGGCATTTTTGACTGGGCTAAAGAGTTCAGCATTTAAATCAAGATTGAATTTGTCTTTTCTATCTGGACCTAAATTACCGATCATGTTGATCTGGAAGATTCCATATGAGGAGTCTCCCGTCTCAGCATTACCATTGAATGCAAATGGGCGACCATTAGATTCTGCCTTGGCAACAGCCCAAGCAGTCTTTAGATTTACCCCTTTAAACCCAACAGCCTTCAGTAATTCAACCAACTGGATGTCAGTCAAACTTGTAGCATCCGCATACTTTGCAAGTACTACATCAGTAGTAGGCTTAGAAAGCAAAAAAGCCGCTTTGTCGGCGGCAGGTGCAATCTGAGCGGTATTACTTAGTAAATTGTTCTTTGTAGCATAAGCAATACCAAGACCATTATTTAATAATGTTAAAGTAAGCAATGTTACAAGAACCCCCGATAGTATTTTGTTGTCTCTCAAGTTTTTCCTCCTAGACTACAAATGCTACTTTGCAGTAGCATACTCTAATTATAGCATCTTTTGGCCTTTTGAGTCAAATATCAGCATAAATTCTTAAAATTATTTCTATTGCAAGTGGTATAATAATAAGACTATGGCTGAAACTCCCGTCTATGACATTCCGTATCCCACGAACTCTTCACCAGTAGATGTTGCTGGTGATTTGCAGGCTATTGCTGAGCGTATTGAAGTAATTCTTCCTACAATTGGATTACCTTATCACACATTAGAAGTTACAAATAATAGTGGTGTTTCTATTTCTATGGGTGATCCAGTATATATTTCAGGATTTAATAGTACCAGCGGAAAACCAAGAATAACAAAATCACAAGCAAGTACTATTGCAACATTTCCAGTAGTTGGATTAGCACAATCTGCAATTGGTAATGGTAGTGATGGTGTTATTGTTATTTCTGGAGTATTTACAGGAATTAATACTTCTTCATATTCCGTTGGAAATTTACTTTATGTTGGATCATCTGGTGGACTAACAGCAACACAACCAATTTCTGCAACTACAAATTCTTCTGTTGTTGCTGTTGTATCAAAAGCAAATATTAATGGAACAGTTTTAGTCGGTGCATTTAGAGGCAACGGTACTTGGGGATCAATGAAAGCAGGTCTAGCATAATGGCACAATACAGAGGTTACGCACAATCTTTTACAGTTGGCTACGAACCACCAACGGTTACTTGGACAGTCGTTAAAGGCGACACAGCGTCCTTTAGAGTATATGTAACAGACAATGACAGAAACCCACTAGATATAGAAAACTGGACAATTGCAATGGATATTGTTCCACCTAATACAAGTGTTCCAGTTGTAGAGTTATCCCCTGGACCAACAGAAGATGATGGACCAGGTGAATTTACAGTTTCATTATCAGCACAAGAATCTGCAGAACTTTCAACAGGAGATAGATTTGATATTCAAATGTCTGCTACTTCTCCAGTATCCGTTTGGACGGTTGCCCAGGGTACTATGGTAATGATTGATACCGTTACAGAATAATGCCAATAACTCAGGTATCTAATTTAGATACACATCCAACAGAGATAATTAACATAGATTGTAGAACAAGTTTTATAACTACAATAGATGCACTTTGTACTGAGTTTGCTACAGTAATGCCATTTAGAATTAATTTTCAGACTATTGATATTGGTGGGTTTTCCCCGACAAATCCAGCCCCTATTGGCATTGCCATCATAGGGTTTAATAATTACATTTTATGATATAATCAATGATATGGCCGTCCTACCAATAAATCAATTAAAAGCAAAGTTTGAGACAGGTGATAGACCTAATGGACAAGACTTTACTGACCTAATTGATACCAC